GGCGTAGCTGACCCCCTAGAAATACATACAACCATTTCTTTTGCGATTGGGGCAAACGACTTGAGGCAACGCTCAATATAGGCTTCTTCATTTCCAGCGATGAGATAGACGGATATAGGATATTTCACTTGAATAGGATTTCTAACTGCAATAAGGATGTCAATTAAATGTATTTAGTTATTCATCAAGCGGCGGTGAGCGTTATCGTGCCAGTATAGCCAGCGGCGTTGCTATATCCAGAAACAGGAACTGTTGTTGTGTCTGCTGATACTATTGATCCAAGGGCTAAACTGTTGTCATCATAATAAGTTATTTGCCATCCATTATCACCTCCACCGAGGATTGGGCCATACCATATTGCCGCACCATCTCGATTCCCTCCGATATATGCTGAATTGAAAAATACTGCTCCAGTAGCTAGTCCATCAACACCTCCAGCAACTACATTGGTTGGATCTCCAGACTTTGTGTAAACTCCATTCAAATCTGTCCAACCAAGAGTAAGACCAGAAAGAACGATTGCGGTTGTGGTGGCAACAACAATCCCGCTAGGTGCGGCCCCACCAGAACTAGCTATAACTGCCGTTCTGCTACCGCTTACGGAAACACCGTAGCCGTACCCAGCCATACTAATCTCCGATTGCGAGGACTACGCCAGAATGGATGCGGAAATTAGAAACATCCCCAGCGATATAAGCACCAGCAGGGATGGTTACAGAGTTAGCCAAGGTCACGCTTGCGATTGCGTTCATACCAGTAACAGTAGATGTGATTGAGAAGAACTTGGTTTCTGTAATGGCAACTAGGCCAGCAAATGTGCCAGTAACAGAACTTGCTGTGGTGGTAACATACTGCGTGCCGGGTCTAGCGGCGTGGGAAATCTGGTCATAATAAGGTTCGGAATTTGAAAGGTCTGACATAGTTTTATTATCCTTGTGTCAATTAAAAGAAAAAGGAGGAGCAAGGTTTCCCCTGCTCCCCCTTCTTCGGAGGAAACAACCAACCAATCTTTAGCTGTAGGTCGTCGTGATTCGGACGGCGGCGTTTGCGTCAATAACCTTCTCGGATGTGTTCATACGCACCCGCAGGACATTTGAGCGACGAGCCTCGTCACGATAGCTCTCGGAGACGAAACCACCGGGAGCGTCATCAGACCAGACCAATGTGCGACCCAATCCACCAGCGGTGAACTGACCGTTAGCAACATTAGCAACAACGATCTTGGTGTCGGGAACGATGAACGAGCCAGAGTAGCTCTTGTTCTTGTTCGCTGTGTTGTAAGCCGCACGACCAATGAACACATTATCCACGCCAAAGGCTTGGGCAATCTGCTTCTCATCGAGCAAGCGTCCACCAGTATTAGAAACAACTCCGTAGAATTGATTCTGCAAGAGGGTGGTACGGCGAACTCTCTCGTACACATTGGCAGACATAATCACCGCATTGGCCTCGTATCCGAGCTTGTTCAAGGCCAGCTTGCCAGCCGCAACATCCGCAGGGGCGTTGATGGTTGCCAAGTTACCTTCGATGTAGGAAGCCGTGGGGCTTAAATCAGCCGTGGTGAAGGGAGTCGTTGTTGCCCAGAGCAAGTCAGCCACCCGCTTTTCGTGGGATAGCTTAACCTGACGGAGCAAGAACTTCGCTGTTTCTGCCTCAAGCGAGAAGAAGCGATTTGCGTCAGAACGGAAGGAATCGTCAAGCAATTCTTCCAAGCCGGTTTCAATACAATCGTAGGTATCAGAAGTGAATTTCCGAATCGCACGAGCGTATTCAGAACCAGCAGAACGCTTGGCCGCATCAGCATTGAGGAGGTCAGCATCAGCCGTCTGAACTTTGAGGTACACACCACTCTTTGCCGATACTGGCAAGAGGGGCATAATGTCCGCACCGATCAGCCCGATTTGTGCAGGGGCTTCGATGAGGGCTTGGTTAATATCTGCACGAATTGTCGTGCCACCAGAAATAAAGCTCATTTTATATTATTCTTTCTTTGTTTGTTGTTGTTGTTGTTTAGAACATCGGAATTGCGATCTCGATGATAGCAGATGAACTTGTCGCCGCTTCGAGTGCAATACCAGCCGTCACCAGATTCGCCGCTAGGGTGGTGCAGAGGCCAGAAGCATCAAATTTCAATGTATCGCCAACTGCCGCAACGCCAGAGACGGTTGCGAAGAAGGTCGGGTGAAACAACTTACAAGCAACGAATCCACCAGCCGCAACATCTTCTTGAGTTACGCCGATAGCTTTGGTTGCACCAGTTACAGCTACATTCACAAAGCCAGCCGTGGTGGTATCGGGCTGAATGAATCGACCCGCCGAAATAGCGGAGGCCGAACCGAATGTGCGAAAATTACCATCAACTTGAGTAGACATTTTCTTTTATCCTTTTGTTAGATTTTGACGATGCCACGGCTTTTGGCCTCGGCATATTCTGTGGGGTTAGATAGCATCACGGCTTGCATAGCCTTGAGCTTTGAAGTTCCGTAATCGCTATGGGCGGCCACGAGTTCTTCAAAAGTTTTGGGTTCAACCTTTGCAGGGGCTTCAACAACTGGTGAAGCAGAGATGGGCTTAATGCCAAACTCTGTGAGAACTGCTTTCAGTTTCTCGGCCATCTGCGTGTCATCCTTCTTTACCTTATCTTCGGGGGAAGGAACATCAGCAACTGGAACGCCTTCAGCTTTATCTTCAGCTTGGTCTGCGGCTTCGTCTGCGGGTTTCATAGCGGCTTCGAGAGCCTCTAGGCGAGCTTTAAGCTCGCTCAATTCGTCCATATATTTCTTGTCCATATTTTTATTCTCCTTGTTGTCAAGTATTGGGTCGTGTTCCACAACGGCTTGTGTATCGGCAGGGATGCTCACGCCTCCCGAATTATATGCCAATTTTGATTCTGCCTTTACGCAAGAACCAGATTCGTAGGCTGGAACTCCCTTTGCTGGTTTGTAACCTTCCCAGCATCGGAACTTTGTTCCAACTGCGAAAACAAGCATCTCAACATCTTTGCTTTGAAAGTCCCTAAACTTCTCGTTACTTGCAGGGCTAGAAACTAGGTCGGCAGATTCAATCCTTTGTGGGCGAATGTAGTCCTTGCCTCCAATAGTTTCAGACTCATTCAAGAACGCAAGGCTTACCCCAAACTGGTCTGGAGCTTCATTCGCCATTTCTTTTACTAAGCCATAATGAGGGGAGCTTTTCAGTAAGTGAAGATCGGCCAAGAGCTTATCGCCTTCAATTCGAGGGTTGCGAGCAAAGCCTAGAACTGCCTCTAATCCAGAGCCGTGATTCATCTTAACCTTTACTCCATTGGGTGCTTGAGACATCAGCTCATAGGCTTTCTCAATGGAAGTTTTATCAATGAATAAGTCGTGGCCTCGTGCTTCGCCTTGGCTCAAGATATACACATTAGGGATAACTGTGGAATCCTCTTCAAGCCTAGCTTCTTTGCGTTGCTTCTTTTTTGCATCACGATAGGTCTGATAGGCAACTGCCGCCCTTTGCTTGGTATCTGGAAAGTCTTTTACGGCTGTCTTGTTGCCCATAAAGCGACCAACGAAGTCCTTTGTTTTCTCGCCTTTTTCTGGTGTGATTAGGGGCATATAATTAAATTAGGGTTAGGAGGTATTTGAGTTGGTTCACGCTTCCAAGAATCTCATCTCGGATATTCAACAAGTCCGTGTCACCTTCATTCAGATAACCCGGTAGCTCATCAGACAAGAAAGAAATAAACTCATCGTTGTATTCTGCAAACCCTTCGGAGTAGTTATCTAGGCTAAAGTCAAAGGTAGAGGCAGAGATGATTCTGCCATATTTGCCCATAAAGGTTTCAACAAACTCATCAATGTTCTCTGTAAGAGACTCGTAGATTTCCCCAAAACTCTTGTGCTGGCTATAACTCCTTGTCTGCCAATGAAATATCTTATACTGATTGTGATAGGTCAGCAAGGTTGTGAGAATTGTCTCGCCGTTGGCGTTTTCCATAATCACCTTCCTAGTTTGTCAATTACTTTGCTTTGTCTTTAATCGGGCCGCCGACAATCCAAGCATCGCAAGTCCGTTTAGCCGCACACTTAAAATCAAAAATTTCGCAGTAGCCTAGATCACCGCCAACCGCAACTTCGCTTGCGTCCTCACCAATTCCCTTTTTAATGCAACCAAGAAGTTTGTTGGTTTGATTAAATGCCGCACAATTACCGCAACGCATTTTCTTGGCCGTGGCTACATCGCCTTGAAACTCGTCTGCCTTTGCTTTCCAATAATCCTCGTTGGGTTCGTTTGGATTGGCAGGGCCGTAGTTGGCATCATCAACCGCATTTTGCCTATTAGCTAAATTGGTTTTGATGTCTTGCGTTGCGATTGGGCAAGAAGCTGGTTCTTCGAGTTTTTCATCTCGGCTGTCCATTTGTTTGATGAGTTTCTTGACCCAAGAGAATCCTGCGTCTCCACCCCATCCATTCCACGCTTGCCAGCCCTTGCCTTGATCGTCCCATCCAGCACCCTTCTTATCGACTTCGTGACGACTAAAGAAAGAGTGCATCCTGCGAATTGTATCTGGCGATAAAGACTTCCCAGCAATCAAATCTCTCGCCCTAGCGATGCCCACAGAGGTCATTCCTCTCTGGCTTGCTGGCTTCTCGCCTCGAACTTCTAATGCTCGTTTGGCGGCCTCTCTAGCTCCTTGTGGTGGAGTAAAATCAATGTCTGAATACTTGCCTAGCTCACAAGCATTAAGTATTCCGTTAATAAGCATTTTAACGCTTTTGTTATCTAGCCTTGAAAGTTCCTCTAGGTTATTATCAATCTGCTTCCCACCAGTCTTTTGAGTGTCCTCGGTTGCTCCTTTTTCGGTAGGCTCACGCTCCTCACCCACATCAATATCCCCATCGCTTCCAGTTGTTCGACTTGCTGTGTCTTGCTCTTTAATCGGAGGGACAATAACAACTGCGTTCTCGTCTTGTGGCTCATCTTGCATTTGCTCTGGTGCTGGCGAGCCAAATGCGGGGGGCTGAACTGGTTTGTTAATATCAGAAATTGTATCTGGGCTTACTCCATATTGTTCTGCCAAATCCTTAACTAGCTTTGCCTCCAATGCCCTCTGCCTCATCGAACTTTCAAAGTCCAATCCCTTCTCTGCGTAAATTGAGCTTGCGGTCGTTAAGCCAGCTTTGAACTCTGCGATGTTTGCTACTGATTCACGGCCAAGATCGATAGAAACATTCGCACCGAAATTGAAAACTCCCTTGGTGCTTTTGCTCCCAAGGTTGTTTGCAATCAATCCCCTAGCCACTCCATCTGCGATTACAATGTTCTTTAGGGGGCGAAGAACCCTATCTTCTAGGAGCTTCTGGTATCTGCGGAAAGTGCGGCCAGCTTGTTGCATTTCAAGTCTAGCTGTCGGGCCAGACATTGAGGATGGGTCTACGGCAAAGCTATAAGGAATGCCCACACCCATACAAATGTTTCGCAAAAGAATCTTGTGAAACTCCGCAAACGCACCAGAGGGACGACTCGGCCCGTCTGGGAAAATAATATCTTCATTGACTTCTAGGTAGCTGACTTTTCCCGGCTCAATCGTTTCTAGTTTGATTCCTTGGTTGTCGGCGTTGAGGTCGTTGGTTAGCGAGGAAAGATCAGATGCGTTATTATTATTCCGCTTTACAATTCCAGCTTGTGAACTGGCGTATTTAGCGGCCATCTTCTCTGAAGCAATAATCTCGTAGATGTCCACGCAATCATTGATTGCTGTGTGGAAAGCAGAGATTCCCCGATACTGGTCAATGCGAAGCGGGTCATACAAGTGGAACGCTTGGCTTGCTGGTACGGTTGTTTGGAAAATGTAAGCGTTGCCATAAGTGCGAAGATAAATATCGTATCCAACTGGCGAGCCAGTTTCTTGGTCGATATGAATGCCGCTGATAAGGTTCAGGCTGGTGTATGTGCGGTTAGGGTCGCCAAGTCTGTCAGCTTCAATTCCTTGTAATTTCAAAGTTCCATCTTGCGTTCTGACTAAAACAAAAAGAAAATCGCCATCTCGGAGCATCGACATCATAGCAATCTGCATTAGGAACGAGCCAGTATGCCTTCCAGATAAATCGCACTTGTCCCACCATTCATTCCAATAAGCCTCTACATCGCTATTGACCTTTGGGCTTTCGGTTCTCGCTTGGTAAGAGATATTCCCTGCACAATGGCTTGCAAACTTCATCAATAGGCCACGCACTAGGCCAACATTCTCTGCCAAGTCCCTAGAACGCTTTAACAATTCTACTCGATCATAGTTAGATCGGAAACCCTCTGCACCAGACAAAGAGGACGGCCCTCGGCGTTGTCTATTGTATTGAGTTGCGTCATATTCAAATGCCGTGAGCTTTGCCCTAGATGCCAAACGCTCAACGGCGGCTTGCGGATTAACAAAGGCAATCGCCTTATCAATTAGGTTTAACTCGACCTTCTTCACTTACGCCATCCCAATCGAACGAGCAGGGCCGAACTTTGCGTAGGTGGTGCGAATCCTTCCACCAGTTGCTTGCTGAATGGCTAGGGTCAATTCTGCAATCGTATCTCTTACCTCACCGAGATTCGCCCTTGAGAAAGAGCGTCCAGCTATCGAATAGCTTGAACCCGCCACCGCTATTGCTTCGAGGCAAGTGATATATTTATCACGCAGAGAAGTTAGGGTGGTGAGGGGTAGCCCAATAAAATCACCCTTCGCCATTCTCAACCTCCTCTGTCAAACTTGCGGGTGAGACTTTCAATCGCCCATACAAGGCCGCACCCACAATATTCATACACTCGCAATCCATTAAGTGATTATGCTTTCCGACTTGCTTCCAGACAAGCCTTTCCCTGCCAGTCATAGGGTTTTTCACCCGCACCTTCACCTCTGCCTCAATATGAACCCTCCAAACATCTGGGGTATCGAGAGCGATGTAGCCGGGTTCTTTGATTAGGTTGGAGAGGATGTCTTTGATGGATGGGTTCGACCACCGCCAAACTGGGCAGAACTTCCACTTCCACCCTGCCTTCGATTGAACTGCCTTCCCGCTGAATGGGTCGCCATTGGCAATTCGAGCGTAGGGGCGTTGTAGTTTTTGCTCCCCCACAATTTCAGAGAAGCTAGTGCGATCTGAACCCACCAAGGCCATCCATCCATTCTTACAACAATTATAATAAACATCTCTAGTTTGATCGCCCGAATCGCAGAAAACGCACTTGGATTCCACCCCAAACTCCTCGGCCTTGGCTTGGATGTCTCCCCAAGTCTCAAGCCTTCCAGCCCACACAAGCCGTGATCTGCCCTCAATATCCCAAGCCCTAACAACGCACCAAGCGTGAAAGCCCCCTGCCTCTTGAATGTCGCACGACATAATCAGCTTCTCATTTACTCTGACTTCGCCCATCTTGTAATCGCCAGCCACAATTTCCATCTTCTCGCTTTCGTGTTCCATCCAAGGCTCGGCTAGGACTCGGTTCACGAAGTCTTGTAGCCCTATGATTCCATTGTGCTTATCTTGCAAGAACTTCACCGCCAAACTCCCGAAGGATACCCAAGGGGCATAGAGGCCGTTGAGATGATAGGAGCGTCTGGCTGGTTCACCTTTTAGATTGGTTGCCCTCCATTCGCCCTCACGAAGCATCTTGGTTTTCTGTCCATCTGTAATCTTTTCCTTGCACCCCTCGCACTCGTAGTAGGTCGAGGATTTAACCAGCTTAAAATCATAGACCCCATCCTCAATCTTGGCCGCCTCGTCCCACTTCACTTGCCCCCATACTAGCTTCTGCTTATGCCCACAATGAGGGCAAGGCACGAAGTAAAAACGCATATCGCCCTTCTGCCATTCGCTCCAAATGATTGAGTCGGCAGTTGTGGGGGTGCTGGTTGCTATGATGAGATGGTTTGGGTAGGTGCTAACTCTGGCTTCTGCTAATTGAACTGGGTTCGCCTCTCGCCCCGACCCCGCTTGCTCTGGGAACTTGTCCACCTCATCCATACAGAGCAACGCAATCGAGCGACTGGAAAGAGCAGATGGGCTAGTGCCAGCCCACCAGACCGAGCATCGTTTGAAATGTTGCTCTAGGATTTTGATTTTGTCGGTGTTGTCTGGCTTTTCTTTCGCAAGGGCTGGGCAATCGTCAATCATTGGCAACCACCTAGTTTCTGTGAAAGACCTAGCAAGATGCTCGCTCGGCATTACCCACAAGGCGGGGCAAGGTCGCTCCGCTATTCGATACGCTAGGCCAGCTAGAATGGTTGTGGTCTTGCTTGTTTGTGCCCCCCATACCAGCACCACCCTACGAATTGAATCATCGCCAAAAGCCTCTAGCGGTTCACGGACATAGGGCGTTAGTGTTGTTGAATACGCACCGGGTATGTTTGTTACCCTTGCCGAGAGCGTTAGGTTTTTCTCTGCCCACTCTGGAATTGAAAGTTGTTCCCTTGGCTCAAACAAAAGACGAGCGAAGTTCTTGGCCTCATCGATCTGGTTCATCTCTTAACCAGATAATCTTTTGCATATGCCCAAGCTGGGTTCATATGGATTTGATGATGGCACTCGAAGCACACCGCCAAGAAAAACTCTACCTCGTTGAGCCTATCCCCAAATCTTCCTCGCCTATGGTGAACTTGGCTTGCCATCTTGCAACGACACGCTTGGCAGACTGGATTGTTAGTCAAGAACTTTTCACGAACATCTTTATAGATTTCGTTCTGGCCTTTTCTCTTTGCAGAGACTCGGCGTAATTTCCCACCTCGCTTGAGTGGGGTTTTGCGTTTAAGTGGAGAGCGTTTCATCGGTCAAAGAATGGAAGCACTATGCCAAGGATTGCGATTGCTACCAGCAAAACAATGAAGCACTCGTTCATTTGAATGCCCCTTCTGCTTTCTGAATGGTCACAAAGATTTGATCGATGCCCTCTTGAATAGCCCTTTTAGCACACTCTGGATCGCTGGGATTTGCTCTGGCCGCCAAGCTCGAAGGCATAGCGTCCATTAGGTTTCTAATTGCTCCCAACCATTTGCCGAATACTTCTCGAACCTCGTCCATTCTCACTAGCACTCTGGTCACTTCCTCGAATCGGGCGTGTTCCATTTCTGCTTCTGCGACTCGCTTTTTTGCCTCGCCCCATCCTTGAACTGCCGACCTCATCGCTACTGGGTTTTTGTTTGTGGCCGCCGTAGCTACCAACGAGTAAGCAACTACCTCGGCTTGCTTGGCTCGATTCAATCTGCCAAGCGAGCTTGTCGATTTGTATGACTCGGCATCCGATTCCTTCAATGGCTCGGAGGAGGTCGGGGATGGTGCTTGGATTAGAAGTTGCTTTCTGCCTACTCGCTTTTGGTTTGTGATCTTCCAGCTTTGAGCCTCTGCCTCGCTGGTTAGGGGCATACCCGCCTTTACTAGCTTGTTTATCGCCGCCCCAGATATTCCCCATAGTTTCGCTAGTTCTGATTGTCGCATTTCTCACAAGGGCTTTCCACACGCCAAACATTTCTCGCCCCCTCCACCTTCTTCATCTTCTGGGCTTGTTGCCTCCATCATCTTGCCGATCTCATCCAAGCTGAACCCGGTTATGTCGATGTCGATCTCCCCTGCATCAAGCTCCTCTAGGATGTCTTTGAGTTGGGGCATATCGAATTCACCACTCAACTTGTTCAAAGCAAGATTGGCCGCCTTCTCTTGCGTCTCATCCAACCACACCGCCCATACATCGACTTCATCTCTACCAAGTGCCAAATAGCACTTTAGCCTTTGATGGCCTCCAACGATGTTCCCAGTTTTGGCGTTCCAAGTTATCGGCTGAAGATTCCCAAGTTCGCTCAAAGATTTTGTGAGCCTACCCAAAGCCTCGGAAGTAATTTTTCTGGGATTATATTTTGCTGGCGAAAGCTCACTTATTTTCTTTGTTACTAAAGATGGATATTTCATAAGGTCTAAAAAGTTACGCAAGATTGTTTAACAATGTTTAACACAAAAAAATACTAGGTTAATTCGTACAAAAAAGTTGCGGTCGGAACC